GACAACAATCATTAAGTAGTTATCCAGGATTTTCAAACGGAACCCAAGACGAAAAAAAAGTAATACAAATTAAAGAAGAACCAAATATTATGCTAAAAATTAAAGAAGAACCAAATATTATGCTAAAAATTAAAGAAGAACCAAATATTATGCTAAAGATTGAAGAAAAGACTTTAAATGATACTAACAATATAAATAAACAAAGTTTATGTACATTAGAACAAATTGTGCGTGAAAAAAATGATTATACTAATGGTGATCCATGGGGCGATGAACCAGAAGAAGAGGAAGAGGAAGAGGAAGAGGAAGAGGAAGAAGAAGAAGAAGAGGAGGAAGAAGAGGAAAAAGAAGGAGAGGAAGGAGAAAAAGAGGAAGAAGAAGAGGAAGAAAAAGAGAAAGAAGACGAAGAAGAAGAGGAAAAAGAAGGAGAGGAATCGGAAGAGGAAGTAGGCACAGATGACGACGAATCAAAAGATTTAGAAAAAGAAATGCCAAATGTAAAACAATTACAAAAAGAAGATGAAGAAGAGGAAGAGGAGGTATTTGAAATTGAAATTGATGATATACCTTATTTTGTAACAGACGAAGAAAATGGTATATTATATGAAATAACGTCTGATGGGGACATTGGAAAAAAAGTTGGTATCATTAAAAACGGGGAACCAATTTTTAATTGAGCATTAATATTAAACTCTTTTCTAAATATATAATAAGTTAAATGTTTAATCTATGTGCTCCAGCATTAATATATGTAGCGTTTTCATTAACTCAAATAATTATAGATACATTTAAAGGGTTATATAATACAGCGTTTTTTAAAGCAATTGTAATGATTATAATTACAATACTTTTAAATGCGTTATGTGAGTCAGGAATGGGAATTATCTCTTGGATAATAGTATTTATTCCTTTTATTTTTATGTCAGTAATAATAGCAATATTACTATATGTGTTTGGGTTAGACCCAGCAACAGGTAAATTAAATATAAATTGTGATAATTATGATAGTTCAATGCCAAAAAAAAGTGGTAATTTAATATATAGTTCAACGATAAAAACTCATAACAAAAAAGTTAAGGTAAAACCATTAGACACAAATGCGAATGCATTATCTTCATTTAGAGTGACTGATCCACAATACGAATAGTTTTATGATAAAATGTATAATAAAACTATTTAAATAAAAAATTAAACAATATATTATGAATATTTACTTAATATTATCAGTAATAATATGTATTAAGGTATTTAATTTAATTCTTCAAACCAATTATATAAAAAATAAGTTAACAACAAAAATAACACCATTAATGATTACCCTAGGTTACAATTGTGTATATATATATAGTTTATGTAATATAAAATTTAATATAATACAAAATAAAATTAACAGACAATTTATATTATTATTATCATATTTAAAAGAACATAAAATATTAACTGAAAACATAATAAATATTTTAGTTCTAATAGATGAAAATGGAAATGAAATAAATAAAATAATGTCAAATAAAAATAATATAGAGTTTATTAAATTGGAATGTAAAAAACATAATTATTCTGGGTTGGTTTTAATGGATAAAAATGTCGAAACAACATGTGTAAATAATTTATTTTATACTAGTTTTCCAACAACATTTGATTACAAAGTATCAAACATAAGTTTTATGTCAATTGAATTAGAATATGAAAATAAAATACATTCCATAAATTTAAAAAATAATAAATATAATTATTATATTGTTAATAATTGTTTAAATAAAATGTTTTTTAAATATTATATAAAAAACGTTCTTAAAACGCAAATTAATACAGATGATTTTGATTATAAACTTTCTATAATTGATAACAATGTAAATATGATTACACTTTTACCTAACCAATATATATTAATTCTGGAAGATGATTATCAAATTCATTCTATTTCTAACTATATGCATACTTTAAAAAATAATATTGTTGACAAATAATTCATTTACGTTCTATATATAAATATTAAATATTAATTAAACTAATTTAAAAAAAATTGAATTAATTAATATATTATGGAATCATATCATACTAATTTAATAATGACTACAAATATATTGTCTGATACTTCCACATTTCATAAGTTAAAACACAACTGGAATTTATGGGCGCATTTGCCTCAAGATACTGATTGGTCTGTTAAAAGTTACAAAAAAATTTATCAATTTAAGAATGTTGAAGAAACTATTGCTATTATCGAATCTTGTCCAGAAAATTTATCAAAAAATTGTATGTTGTTTATTATGAGAGATGGAATTACTCCCATGTGGGAAGATGCAAAGAATAGACATGGGGGGTGTTTCTCATACAAAGTATCTAATAAAAATGTATTTGAAGTTTGGAGAGATCTTACATATGTTCTTATTGGAGAAACCATTAGTACAAATGATATCTTCGTTAATAGTGTGACTGGAATTACCATTTCTCCTAAAAAAAATTTCTGTATTATAAAAATTTGGACGACTAATTGTGATCATCAAAATCCACAAATTATTACAAATGAAATAAAAAACTTAACTCCACAAGGATGTTTATTTAAAAAACATACACCCGAATTTTAAATATTTATTAATTGTAATAAGTATTTATAATTTTAAAATACTTATTTATAACTTCTAACTTTTTTATTTTAAGTGAAATTCCTATTATTTATAATCCATTATTATAATATGTTTTAATAATTTCCCGAAAATATTATATAACTCAAGAATATACCAAAAAAATTCTTTGCAAACAAATCTAATATATTGTAAAGTGAATTTTTGACATAATAAGGCAAAACTGCAGCAACCCCATATAATGACCAAAAAAAGAAAAAATACCAAAATAATAATTTTTCAGTTACGTTTTGAGTTACATAATTTACATAAATGATGTAATAATAAATTAAAAATGGTATAAATCCTAGAAATACTCCAAGCAAAACAGGGATAATTTTCATTTCAGCCAAATAACCAAAAAGTAACATTAACCAATTCAAAAGCAGTACAGGTATAAAAATTTTTAAATTATTTTTAAAAAGTGTAAAAAAATCCAATTCATTTGTTTTATTTTTTACCCTTTCACTCAAATAAATTAAATAAATCATTAATGTTATTAGCATTGATGGAGTGGTAATAACCCAATCTATATATCTTTTTGGCGTAACATTTAATACCTTAGTAAAATTATAGGCTAACCAAAAATAAAACGTTCCTTCAAAAAACTGAACCACTAATTCTAATATTAGTAATTGTCTTATTATTGAATAAATAGTAGGAACTTTTACAAAAAAGGCGCCTAACTCTATTATTCCTGTTATTATTTGAACAATAATTGAAATTACTAATGTAATATAAAATAAATATTTTGTATCCATATATTTATATTAGTTAAACATTTTATAAAATATCTCTTCTACACACTTTGAATCATAATTAATTTCAATAATATCTTTTACTTTATTATGTAAAAAAGGCATTATCATTTTATGTGTTATTGTAATATAAAATGTTGGATTTATTATTATTATTTTTTTGAGATTTTTACTAAATTTATTTGAAATTAATTTTGCCAATTCAATAGCAACGTTTATCTCTATTGCGTGGATAATACTAAACTCTAAACTATCAAATATCCAAACCCACTCTTTATTTTCGGGAATTTCACTTAAAACTCCATCATAGTGATTTATAATACCTTTTACATCATAATATAATATAGCTTGTGATGGACAAGTGTAATAATATATTATTTCTTTTTTCTCTAGAACTTTTGATAATGAATGACTAGACGGTAGTATTTTACATAAAGGACATGTATATGGCATAATTAAATAATATTATTTATTATTTAATTATTTATTATTTAATTATTTATTATTTACAATTTACTATTTAAATACTTAAAAATAAATAGTAAATAAATAATTATATGAAGTTATCTATATCTGAAAAAACTCCAACTATTTGTTTAAATATGATTGTTAAAAATGAATCTCATATAATTCAAAATACACTTGAAAAACTATGTAATAAAATTAAGTTTGATTATTGGGTTATTTGTGATACGGGTTCGACTGATAATACACCTCAAATTATAGAGGATTTTTTTAAAAATAAATCTATTAAAGGTGAACTATTTTATGATGAATGGGTTAATTTTGCTCACAATAGAACACTTGGTTTAAAAAGAGCATATAAAAAAACACAATTATTACTTATTTTTGATGCTGATGATGAAATTGTTGGAAATATTCAAATGCCAACTAATGTGTTATTTGATGAATATCATTTACAATTTGGTTCACAATCTCTTATGTATACAAGAGCAATATTAATTAATAATTACAAAATATTTGAATTTTATTCTGTTATTCATGAATTTATTTCTTGTAAAGAACAACCTTGTAAAACAAATATAATTAAAGGTGATTATTATGTTGTGTCTGGAAGAACAGGAAGTCGAAATTTAGATAAAGATAAGTATTTAAAAGATGCGATTATTCTTGAAAATGCCTACAAAGAAGCGTTAGAAAAGAACGATGAATTATTTCATAGATATTCTTATTATTGTGCAAATAGTTACAGAGATTGTGGTCGTTTTGAAGATGCAATTAAATGGTATAAAATTGCATTAAATCAAGAAAAACAATGGGATCAAGAAAAATACACAGCTTGTCTATATATTTATCAGTGTTACGTATTTTTAAATCAAGAAGATACCGGATTTTTTTATCTTGTAAAATCATTAAAATATGATAATGAAAGAGTAGATTGCCTGTATCCTTTGTTAGTTCATTATTGTTGTGAAAAAATGTTTAACGTAGCATATAATTATTATTTAATTGTTAAAGATTTTTTTGAAAACAAATATTTAACAAGTGATATGCCAAATAAACTATTTTTAAATATGGATAAATATAATTTCTTTGTTCCATACTACATGATTTTGATTGCTGATAAAGTTAAGGATTTTAAATGCGTTATTAAAATGTATGAAATTATTTTTACTAAAAAACAAAATATGTTTGATCAATGGTATATTAAAAATCTTCTTTATAATTTACAATTCTTTTTTGAATACGTCCCATCTGATAATAAGAATAATTTTATTAAATTAGCAAATAATTACATTGAGTTTTTATATTTAAATAAGGTTAATATTCAAATTTGTGATTTTTTACAAAATAGTGATATTTATATTAATGCTGGGTTAAATATAGAGAAATATTTTCCTAAACAAAAAATAACATTCTCTAAAAATGAATGTATGTTATCTAAAAATATACTTATTTATACAGGGTTCTCTGATATTTATTGGAATGATAGTTTTATTCTTAATAACGCATTAGGTGGTTCTGAAAAGGCAGTAGTATATATTACGCGTTGTTTTCCAAAAGATTATCGTATTTTTATAAGCGGAGATGTACAATCCGAAACAATAGAAAATATTACTTATATACCATTAAATAATCTACCACAATTAATTGAAAATACTCCATTTCATACATTAATAGTTTCACGTTATATTTCTTTTTATGAAATGTTTAAAAAATGCTCATTTTATCAATCATATATTTGGGCCCATGATATTCACCTTATAACTTATGGGTCTCAATTGAATGATACACAAATTCTTACTAAATGGAATAATTCTATAAATGGATGTATATGTTTAACTGAATGGCATAAAAACTTATTTATAGAAAAATATCCTATTTTAAGTAATAAAATAAACATAATTAACAATGGGGTTGATATTGATAGTTTTAAAAAAATAAATAAAACTAACAAAATAAAAAATAAATTTATATATACGTCCAGACCTGACAGAGGATTAAATACATTGTTGCATTTATGGTCACAAATTTTAGAAAAAATTCCAGACGCAACTCTTAGCATTTCAAATTATGGTACTTTTCCGTCAGAATTAATAACCCTAAAAAATATTATTGATGAACATGATAGTATTACATATTTAGGAAAATTACAAGTTGATAAATTATATGATGAAATGAATTCTTCTGAATACTGGTTATATCCAACACATTGGCCAGAAACATCTTGCATAACTGCATTAGAAATGCTAATGTCTGAAGTTATATGCCTGTACTATCCTATTGCAGGATTACCATATACTATTGACAAATATGGAATACAAGTTACATCAAATTCAGAAATAAACGCTATTATTAGTTTAACTGATGAACAAAAAACACAAATAAGACAAAATGGTAAACTATACGCTACATCATGTTCTTGGAAAAATCGTTCAATCTCATGGATTAATTTGTTATTTAATAACAATACATTTAAAGAAGATACAAAAATAACAAATGTTAAAGAAAATAATAAAATTAGTATATTATGTATACCCCCTTTTTGGTATTCTATGGAAAATATAGTAGATTATATAGATAGTTTAAATACTATTTATGATGTAACATTTACTAAAGATTTAAATTATGCTCTTACATTAACACCAAATAAAGTATTATTTATTTTTGAAATATGCGATGATAATATTTATCAATATTTTACTAACAAAAATATTGAAGTATCACTTTTAAACACGGAACCTTTAAATTTAGAACATCGTTTAAATAATATAATTTCTTATTTAACAAAATATCCAGGTATTAAACTATATGATTATAGTAAGTCTAATATTACTATATTGCGTAATAATGGATATACTAACACTGAACACTTAAATTATAAAATATATGAAGAAGAAACTAATTTATTAAAAAAATTAAACGAATGTACGCCAAAGGTATATGATTTTGGCATTATATTACGTGAAGACCCAACAACTATAAATAGAAGAAGAAACATTGTCAATTTTTTGATTAACCATAATTATTCTATTAAAATCATTCAAGGTTGGAAAAATATTCGTGATGAACAAATTGCGTCGTGTCGGGTGTTATTAAATATACACGGGTCTAATAATTTTGAAGATTCAAATATTTTTGAACATATTAGATGTGATAGATTATTAGCAGCAGGATATAACATATTATCAGAAAGTAGTCTATTTTTAGATGAAAATTTTATTAATCAAAATAAAAATAATTTAAAAATAGTAGAATATAATGAGTTTTTAAATAAAGAACTTTACCATAATTTGGATTGGTTAAATTTAAAATTATTTTCTAAAAATAAATCAAATAAAAAAATATTTTGTGTTATACATAGTTGTACACTTCAAATGACAGGAACAAATGTCCTTGATTTTATAGTAGAAGTAATTAATAAAACTGGATTTATTGATGTGGTTGATAATGTATTTATCAATAATATTGGATTGCCTATTGAAAATAAATACAAAAATGATAAATACATAGTAAATAATTATTCGGATAATACTGAATTATTTGAGTATCCTAGTTTAAATAAGGTTAAAACTATTTCTACAAATAATCCAGATAGTTATATATTATACTTACATACCAAAGGAATTAGTCATACAAATGTTAATAGAATAACATATATTGCACATTGGACAAATCTTATGTTACATTTTTTAGTTGAAAAATATTCTGAATGTATTAATAAATTAAATGAAGGGTATGATACAATTGGGTGTAATTATATAGAACGTAACCAATATACCGATAAAAAACATTTTTCCGGAAATTTTTGGTGGAGTAAATCAACATATATTAATAAATTACATGTATTAAATGAAAATACTGGTATCAGAACATATGCTGAGTTTTGGTTATTTACAGAAAATCCGTCTTATTATAATATTTATTCATCAAATGTTGATCACTATATCTATCCATATCCAATGGAAACGTATTCACAAAACTCAATTATTAAACAAATAATATCCAAATAATTCTAATTTTATATAGGAAAGGGTCTTTGATATTTGGGTATAGCCTGTGGAATAGGCATAATAATAGGAGTTGATTTAAATGCATCAGCCTGTTGCAAACATTTTAATTCTGGAGTTAAAGCAGGTGCTGGATTTACTAAATTAGTTGAATTAATTCCAAATAAAAAAGTTTCTATATCTACAGGGTTATGTGATAATGTATCCCAAGGCAATTGTCCAGGATTTAAACCATTTCCAGGTAATTTTGTATCATAAGCATAACCATTTGCGCCATTTTTATATAATTGCCAAGTTTCAATTCCTGTATTTTGTCTTTGATCTAAACAATAATTTCCTGAAGTATTTTTATTACGGGTGGATGCCATTTATATATATTATAAAAGAATAATATATATAAATTTATACAAATTGATTTTTATATATGTCAATAGTATGTGTTTTTAGTTCAACTAATAAGCATTTATCAATAGTTCCCCATTCAATTTGTTGACAAATACATTTATGTGTAATATAAAATAAATGTTGACTAAATAAAGTTGTTAACACAATGTGTTTTTTTATTTCTTTTTCTTCTTCTTCTTTTTTTTCCTCTAATGACAGGTTTGTATTTAAAAAAGAATCTTTACAACAAAATTCTAAAATATCATCTATAAGATTTTTAAATTCTATATTTGTCATCATTTTATCGTATACAATTGTAAGCATTTCGTTTATCTTATCGTTTTCAAAATATTCTAATCCAAATACAGATAAGAATTCATCTCTGTAAAGTTTATTACAAATGTCCATAACATCTTGAGAGGAATATTTATATTGTTTAACTAAATCTTCTTGACTTAACAATTCTTTTTCAATATCATGATATTTAACTTTAAATTTAGTATTATACATGCCTTAGGATATTATATGCATTCTTTTTAAGTAAATAAAGTAATAAAGTGATAATGTATTTATTAGTTTATCACTTTAATTATTATTTGTGTAAAAATCCTTATCTCTTGTTAGTTCGCGTGATGGAAGACCCCCGCGAATCCAACCTTCAGATGCCATGCCTTCAATCATTAAACTAGGATTTTGAATATTTTCTTTAACTTCTGGAATTAAAGGAGTTGTATGATATTTTAAATAACTTTTTTCAGTTAATCGTGTAACACTACGTTTGTTAGTTATTGCTTCTCCTTGTTGTATTTGTGATTCTAAAATTGGGTCTACTGATCCTCTTCCTAAAAATGGAACAGTAGCAAATGGTCTTCCAAATAAATCAATTCTTGACTTTGGATGAGTTTGTATTCCGCCAATTAAAAGATTTGAACTATCATCAACATTACATCCTCCAGTTCCCATTCCAAAACCACCAGAATAATTAATACATGGTTGAGTCACTGCTAAAGCTTTGGCATTTTTCATTGCACAATCTTGAGAAAAATAATTTTGTAGTGTATAACTACACGCTTGTGAGTTTTGAATTGAATTTTGATCTTGAGAACATGAATCATTTCCGATTCTTGACATACCATTAAATGTAAAGTCTGAGACGTAAGCCATTTTATATATATTACTACAATAATATTTTCTCAATTTAATTATTAATATGTTTTTTTGTTTCTAAATGTCTGGTATATAACACTTCTACAAAACAACCAAAGTCACATTTTTCGCAATAAAATGGAAATCGACTTTGTCTTTCTTCAAAAGTTGCGTGTTTATTTAAATAATGTAATTTCATATTTGTCGTTTTTGTTGGTTTATAGTCACATAAATATGAGGTTATAATAACAAAGGAGAAAAAATAAATTGTTACGAATAATGGTGTTAAATTAAAATATAACGATACGAATCCGCAACTCTTTGGTAGGCACCGTCTGGACCAGAACTCTTACTTGATGGCATTTGGCCATAAAGGTACTTTGCATACGCTCCTTGATCATTCTCAACTCTACTATTGGCTGTAGAATAAAATCGCATCATTGAATTATCTAAATCATAATTATCTTTCAAATCACCATATAATTGTTTGTTAGTATTAATGATGCCAGGATTTAACATTTGAGTTTGTTTTTTTACAGAACTAGTAATGTCATCATATACATCAGGATTAAAACTAGGAGCTGCTGCTTTTCTGTTAGGATTATCTGCAATATCAGTTAGCAAAACATTACCAAATGGATTTTTCTTAGTTGTTGGATGAAATTCTGATCGCAAAACGGATTCTAAAGTTACTGGATTAGTAGTCATAGGAGCTGGTGATAAAGCAGATGGTTGCATAGATGGATTAACAGAAAACCCTTCTTTAATAATAGTTTGTTTTCTTAATTTATAAAGAGTAAATATTATGGCTAATGTTACAATTCCAATTATAATTAAATTGGAATTTCTTGTAAAAATAAATCCTAAAAGAGACATAATTATAACTATTCTGCTTATTGCGTTTAATTTAGCCTCAAAATTCATTTGTTGAGTAGGCCATATTTCTAGAATACTTTCTTTATTAAATAATATGATTGGGTCATTGAACCAAAATGGAGTTGTCATTATATATTATATATAATTTTAAAAATTTGGGTTACTTTTATATAAGTTATAAAATTATTTGTTTCCCTTTTTTTTATTTGATTTAGGCGGTTTTGCTCCTCTTGGAGTTTTTTCTACATTTTCTCCTGTGCTAAAAATTTTCAATAATTCTTCTTCTTCTTCTTTGCTAATATCTGCTGGAGTTTCGCTATTAGTTAATAATGCCATTTCATTTTGTTCTTTTGCTTTGGCATTTGCCTCTACCTTTGCTCTCATTCTTTCTTTTATTTTAGAATTTTTCATATTTCTATTTAATTGAGCTTCCATTGCTCCCAGATTTATTTTAGCACCTTTACCTAAACCAGGAATGCCCATTTGAGAGAACATTTGTTGCATATCTTCCATTCCAGGCATATTTTTCATTTTATTTAACAATTCCATGCCTTCTTCCATTAATTCAGATTCTTTAATTTCACCTGATTTAATTTTTTCATCAATTTTACTTCCAATATTTTTAACCATATTCATCATTTTTCCAGGATTTTTAAATAGTTTTTGAAAAACATCCTTAGCATCTCCTGTATTATCCATATCTAAATTTAAATCTTTTGCTGTATCTTCCGCTAATTCTAAAGCCAATTTACCTAATTTACCACCCATCATTGAATTAATGTGTTCATGAAGTTGTTCAGCATTAGGCATATTTTCCATATTAATATTAGAATCCATTCCAGAAGAATCCTTTTTAGTCTCAAATAAATTTTGCATTCCTTCCAAAGTTTCTTCTAATTTCTTTTTAAGTTCTTCTTCATTTATTTCCTCAAATAATTTTGCTGTATCGCCTAATTCAGAAGTACTATTAACTGAACCAATTACAGAGAATAATATTAATTGTAAATATTTCCATATGGTTTCTTTTGTTTTATCACTTATATCAAGTATCCATAATTGTTTAAAAACTATTCCAGGTAAAAATTCTGTAGTAACATCTGATTCCTCCTTAAACATGTCAACATTTTTATACAACACATCAAAGAAGCGTTCCGGAAATATTTTCACACAATGTCTAAAAACAAACAAAGTTTCCTTTTTTTTTGATTCTTCAACATTATTAGATGGTCTATTCCACCATTTAGAAATAAGACCAGAATACTCTGGAAAAGTAATTACAATATCAGATGTAAAATCATTAATAATTTTATAAAACTCATCTGATGGAATTAAATCTTCTACTGATTTTTTTGTATCGGACATTATTATAAAAGTAATAAAAGAAATATATTTAAATTAAAGTTATTTAAATATATTATTATAATTAAAGAAAACTTATGGTTGAATTAACATTGCTAATTTAGATAAATTTTGAATATACTTCATTGATTTCGCCTGATTTTCAGGCGTCATTTCTTTAATCGGATTTCTTAAACGATCAATTGATTCCATAATTTTATCGGCATTTTCATTTTTGACTAAATCAAGGGAATAATCCTTTGTAAGAAAAAAATGAATATCCCCAGCATCAATATGCTGTTTATAAGGATTATATACATATTTAAACCAAATTTTAACTAACAACTTAGGATTTGCTTTTCTAATTGCAAGTAACGCATTTTTAGCAGTTAAAATATCAGTATCTGTAGGAAAAATGCTTTGTATATCGGAAACAAACTCTGAGAAATGATCATTAAATACAGTAACTAAATTCGTAGTCATATAGGTTATTTAAATATGAATGTTTTTCTTTAAATAATATTTTTTATAAATTATAAATTTTAAAATTTAAAATAAAATTGATTTGTTATAAAGTTAATTATTATTATGTATCTTATAAAATATATAAAAATGAACTATTTACTTTTATTACCTAAAGAAGTACAAGATTTAATTGGTGAGTTTAATGTAGAACATAGGGGACAAATGCAACTAGTAACTAATGAATTATTGGAAAAACATAATAACCGCATTATAACCGAGTGTTTTTGTAGAAATTGTGGCGATCCTAATAGAAATGCGGACTATACAAAATATATATATTGGTGTAAATACATATTTTGTGGGTTATTTTGTCAATATAGTGGAGAGAGAAGTATTCGGAAGTATCACCAAGACTTATAAAATAGATTAAATTAATAGTTTAATATTTTTTTATAAATTATTTATAATTTATATTTGAAACCTCTTCTTCTCTTCGTTTTTGTAATGCCTCAACACTTAATTCTCCTTCCTTAAGTTTATTATACTCAAAATCATCTTGAGGAAGTTTCATTGATAAATTCATGGATTCATTTAATGTTACATAATTATGTATTTGTCTTAATCCTCCATCTCCTTTAACACTTAATTCGTTATCAGATTGATCCAAAAAACTATAATTATCTGAAACAATTCCTCCACTAAAACCACCAAATGATTTAAATCCATCCTGAAAATTTATTGGTTCCATATTATTTTTTGTAGCTTGTTGTATTTGTTGTGTTACTTGTGGTTTTAAATAATTATAAATATCATTTCCATAAATTACCTTATAATTTTGATTTAATAATAACAGAGCAGGAACTCTTGTTACATTTTCTGGCATTAATATTTGTTGGCCATTTTGAAGAACAATAAATATTTTGCCATTTGTATCTTTTACTCTTTTATCAATGCAAATAAAATGAATATTATTTGTGTTTTGAGTTTTAGTTACACTTTGTAGTAATTTTTTAGAAGGTTCACAAAAATTGCTATAATATAAAATAGTGCTCATTTAAATTACCTTAAGTTTTTTCTAATGAATTTTTAACTAATTAAAATATTAAATTAATAAAAAAATTGAATTATATTTATTTAATATTATATTAAATACAATTAAATATACATTTATAATAATGACATCTAAAATTTCTGGTTTAAAAGAAGAAGACGGAAAAATGACTTTTACTATATCTAACGTAGATGTAAGTTATGTTAATGGCATACGAAGAACTATATTATCTGATATTCCTATTGTTGTATTTAAAACAACCCCATATGAAGAAAACAAGGCCAATATTATAACTAATACATCTCGTCTAAATAATGAAATTGTAAAACAACGATTAAGTTGCATTCCCATTTGTATTACTAATTTAGAAGAATTTCCAATAAAAAATTATTTATTGGAATTAGATGTTGAAAATAAAACAGATACAAGTATAATTGTAACTACCAAAGATTTTAAAATTAAAGATATTTCTAAAAATAAATATTTAGAAGATAATGATGTAAAACAACTATTTCCTCCTTATATTCCTCCAACTGGTAATGGCGAATATTATATCGATTTTCTGCGTTTAAGACCTAAATTAAGTGATGAAATACCAGGAGAAAAAATTAAGTTAACCTGTGAGTTTTCAATAGGAACATCCAGAGAAGATTCAACGTTTAATGTTACAGGAACATGTTCTTATGGGTTTACTCCTAATCCTGAAAAAATAGAAGAACAATTAGAAATTCGTAAACAAAAATGGAAGGATGAAGGAATGTCTGAACAACAAATCAAATTTGAAGCAGCCAATTGGAAACTTTTAGAAGGAATGAGATATGTAGTTAAAAATAGTTTTGATTTTATTCTTGAATCAGTAGGAATTTATCATAATGAAGATATAATTATTAAAGCGTGCATTATTTTATATAAAAAATTGGATGAATTAAAACAATCTATAGAACAAAATCAAGTAGAAATTACACAATCAGATAATACATTAGAAAATTGTTACGATGTTACACTAATCAATGAAGATTATACTATTGGAAATATATTAAATCATGAATTATATAAAATATTTTACACAGACTTAAAGTTCATAAATTATGTCGGATTTAAAAAAATTCATCCGCACGATAGTGATAGTATACTAAGAATATCGTTAATAAATAAATCTCAAGGAGTTTCTTCAATTGAAACAATGCTAATCGCTACAATAGAAGAAGCAATCAAAACTATTAAAGGAATAAAAGGATGTTTTGATGGTACTAGAAAAAATTGTTAATAAAATTTTATTGCTTTAGTAGAATAGAATATTAATTTGTATAATATATTTTTTTATAGATAAATTATAAAAAAATACATTCATTATTTACATAATTTAATTTGAAGTTTAATGATTTATAAAAATTTCTACAATAAATATAAGATGTCTAACGAATTTTTAACACAAAATGACAATCAATCTAAAGAGGACATTGATAAAGAAACTGAAATTATTAAGGACATTTCTAATGAAGAAATACGCGCTTCTAAACAAAAAGAAATATTATTACAACTAGGTGATATTATTTTAATATCAGACCCAAGTAATGAAATACTTAATGATAATGTATTTTTAATTGAATACATTGATCCGTATAAACTTAAATTAATCAATAGCGAAACATTTGAAAAAACTATATTGCAAATATCACCTAATAGAGTTATCGGAGATGGTAATATTAAATCAATTAAAGTAATTAGTAGTAATCAAGAAAGTGGATATGCTAGACAAAATGATTTATTGCCAGGAACATGGATTAATATTTATTTTGGAGGAGATATTCCTACTATTATAACAGGCAAAATTACAAATCTTGAAGAGGATATGATTGAAATAAGAACTACTGATAATGACGTAATATTTATTAACTTTGCATACCAAGGCATACCTGAAGACTTACCCATTGAAACTTTTGAAATTAGACCAGCGATTGAAGAAAAAGTAATTCCAATTGAAATGTTAGACAATTTAGAAACTCCAGAAGAGGGAGAAGAAGAAGAACAAATACCAAAAACCATTGTTCAAGAAAAAATTAAAAGAATCTTTTTTGATATGAATGATATTGAGTTTGGGGATGTTATACAAGTTGAAGAATACATTACTATTGATAAAGATAAGTATAGATTTAATATTGAAACTCAGACAAATGATTTGTTAGAAGAAATGGTTTCAACTATTCCCAATTATAAACGAACTAACAATGTTTTAAATAGCATTCATATTATGATTACACGTTTTTTACAATTACGTGCAATATCATCAACTTTTGATTCAAATAAAAATATTACAGGAATTATTAAACGCACAGCAAATGATAGACCATTGGCCGATTATTTATCTGAATTCAAAAATACTTTATATTGGATTATGATGGTTGTAAAAAATATCAAAAAAATATATCCAACTGAAACCACTTCGGAATTTAAAAGATATGATGATTACGAAACTATTAATCTAAACGAAGATTTAAAAGAAATATCATCTTTGTATATAACTAAAAAATCATCACAAACTGATAAAGCCAAATATTCCAGTTTTACTTATCAATCATTTGATAAATATATGACTCCATTTTATTCTATAAATTCAGAGTCTGTTAATGATACATTTTCTGAACCAAATGGAATTATTATTGAAGGAAATGTAGAAACTAATATTAATGCTATTGTTGATAACTTAGGAGATATATATTCAACTATTGTTGAAAACTCGGAACTAACAAATAGACGTTTTATTATACAAAAGTATAATCTTGCGTTAGAAAAATTAGTAGCTACCAACTTTAAAGGATCCAAATTAGTAGCACATCGCGTTAAAGTAACAGATAATGATCCTATTTCAATTAATTCAATTATTACATTTCCAGAACCTACTGTTCGGTTTTCGCAAATTAATTTACCAGGAACAAATTTGTTAGTTCGATCCAATTTAAATCTTAATTTTTTAAACTATTGGCAATTACTTAAACAAAAAACTGAACTAACTAAAATTACTATTGACGGGTTAGATAATGAAATAGAATATGATGATACAAATTTTGTTGATAATATAAAACAATATTTATTAGATTTAACTGAATATGAAAAACCTAAAGAAATCACAAATTTGGATATATATAAAATATTTTTAAGAACAATTATACCAAAAACACGTATTTTGTTTTCTCTTGTTAAAAAATATATTAAAGGACGCTTATCTTTAGTTGATGTTGTAAATTATTTAGAACCATTTATGATATATCCCATTGATTTAACATATATGCAATATAAGGAAATTAATTCTTTTATATTTAACAAAATCAAAGAATATAATTCAAACTTTAAGGAATACAGCATGGCATTTTCATCTTTAAGATATACTAAAATTCAAGATAAAAAAGATTCCACCTTTTCTAATCCATTATTTGAATTAATGACTTTAAATACACGAGAAAATAAATTACGAGAAGAAGTTATTAAAAAATATGGGTTTGAACCAAATAAATTTACTATTAGTGGTTCTAATTTTTTAAAAAATATAACATTAGCAGATTATGGAAATTTATATAATACAGGAGTTGCATTATCTAATGTAGCATTAATGTTTCCTACTAATTTACAAGAGGTATTTGATAAAGATAATGATCGCATTAAATCAATCATTGAAAATGATAAAAAGTTAGATAAATGTTCTTCTTACATTATTGCCAAAAAATATTACTCAGAAGAATCTTTAGTTTCTGATAATAACAAATTAATATATTATGATAAAGATTATGATACTACCAACTATAACCTTATTGAAGAAAAATATAAAAAAGAACGAGATGGATTATCAGAAGCAGATTTTTACACATTTTTAATAAATGAATTTAAACCTAAAATGAGTGAAGACGCTGCTGAACATATGGCAACTACTCTTATTAATCAAGCAAAACAGGTAAAAGAAGGCGATTACGCTATTTTAGTTTCTACAATGAATAATGATGACGGACCTACTGCAAATACATTAGAATATTATGTTAGATATAATGATGAATGGACATTAGATAATGAGACGGATTCAACAGCATTTATAAAAGAAGATGATGTATTGTGTAATTTAGATTATAGTTGTATATATAATTCTACAAAAAAAGATGAAAATAAATGTGAATCAGTCGACGTATCCAAAGATACATTAGTTAAAAATGCGTTAACACAAATTATTGATCAATTTGATGCAAATTATGAAATTTCTGAAACAGAATTAAGTTCAAAATTAAACAAATCATATTTACATTACCTAAATACATTTGATAAACTTGAAAATATGAAAAAAAATCAGTTTTTAAAATATAACAATTATCAGTATAATTTAGGGTTATCAGTTGTTGATGAAATAAAAGATAAAGTTGTATCTCCATATTCCAAATTACGTGATTTAATTATGGGACAAAATGATTTTATTAAAAAACAAAATGATATTGTACAATTTGTAGCATTATATTGTTATGAAGGTAATCCTTTAGTACCAAATGTAAATGATGGCGAAATGGAAAACATGTGGTGGTTATATTGTAATGAAACTAATACCAAATTATTGCCTAAATTTCACTACATGTTGGCTTCAACCTTTATTAATAATAATAGTAAATATGATGATGTATTAAATAATTTAAAAAGAACAATTGGAAAACGTTCAGATGATGGGGATGCGTGGGTAGATGAACACAGCGGAGAAGTAATTTGTTACATTGATTTAGATGTATCCGAAAGTTATAAGGAAGGGTTTGTTGATACAAGTAGAGATATATTAGAACAAGATATTGGTGAGGTAATATTAGAGAAACAAAAAGAAAAAAGAGATCAACGTTTAAGTCCGGAAGGTGAAATTGTTTCAAATGTTACATCTATTTTGGCTACAAATATGGGAATTAATATTGAAGAATTGCGTGAATTTATTGTGAGGGTAGTTACTGAACTAATGAGCGATACAAAAATTATTGAAAAAGAACCGGCATATAGAAAAAGAGAAGAGGAAACCGCAAAAAAAGGCAAAAAATTACCATCATACGGCACTTTATATTCTTCAACTATTTTATATTTAACACTTGGCACTTATTTAATAGCGATTCAAACAAGTATCCCACCAATACGAACTCGTAAAACTGCTCCTGGGTGTATACGTTCATTTGTGGGGTTTCCATTTGAAGGAGAAGGGGATGATAGTTCTGTTAATTATATTGCATGTGTTGCCTTAAAAAGTCGAGATTCATCCACAATTCCATGGAATATTTTACCTAAGTCTCAAGAAAAGATTGTAACTACTTTAAAATCTTTTATAATTAGATATTTAATGTCTAACGCAGAAATTGAACACAAAATCAAAGAAAAAACTGAATATGTGTTAATTACTCCGCCAGAATTTATTCCAGAGGAACATAATTTATCTAAGTGGGTTAATTTTTTACCTTCTTTAAAAAAATTTCATATTAATCATTTAGAAAATGTGTCTGAAGGATTTACTGACAAATTACAGGATGAATTATACGCAGGAAACTACAAACAATTAGAAAAAATGTTAGTTATTGATTCTAAAATAATTGCATTTTCATTCGCAATTCAAGAATCTATTCAAAAATTGGTTGAAAAAAAAGATTTATTATTAAAGTCTGCTGGTCAGTTATTTATGGATAATGCTTGTTGCAATGAAAGTGAAAATAAAAATATAACATCATTGCAATATTTTATAAATAACGATAAGAATATTGAACTTTATAATAATACAGTTGCCAGTTTAACATCTTTAGTTCGCGATATTAAAATTTTAACTCAAAGTGCCATAATGTTATCAGATATAAATACTAAAAGAACTTTTCCTGTTTTATCAAATGATTTTAGTGAAGAAACTATATATCACGCATTTATCACTTTATGCAAGTTTCAATCTTCAATTCCATTATCTGAAGAACTTGCTATATTTTGTGTAGATAAACCACTTTATCTAAAAAAAATGGATTCAATTCAAGAAAAAATAACAAAACTAAAAAGAGACGGCAGAAATTATACAAAAGAACAATTTTTGCGTTTATTTCAAATTGTAAGCAGAAATAATATTCTTAATATTTCATTAAATTCAAAAAATATACAATGTGTTGATAATTTAACCAACTTGTTACTTAAATTTGATAATGACAATGATGATAATGTTCCACAAGTTTTTATTCAAAAATTAGACAAATTATTAGATACATATGATGTGAAAATTGAAGAAGATACAAAAGAAATGAGAAATTTAAAAGATTATCTTCAAACATCTATTAGCAAAATGAAAAATGAATTACTTGAATTTATAAAAATAAAGGCAAAAGTCAGTTCTATTGAACTAAAAAATATTACAAAGTTTATACAAAAGATAAGTGTGTGGAGTTTTAATGAAACACCCAGAAATGTTGATATTAAAATTTCTGATGATGGATTATACAATTATGTTAATTTTATTAAAAATTATATTGAATTGTTTGTAATTACATTTCCATCTATGATACTTAATCAAAGATTTCAAACGATTGAACCTCCTAAATATTGGGGATTGGCTAAAAATCACTCTAATGAAGTGAAAGAAATGGTATCTAATTTTTATAAACCAATAGAAAAATTTTATGGAAATTCTTCGATAAAAAATGTTTTAAATGAAGTAATGGTTAAAAGCAGGGGAATTTATTTATTATCTCAAAATACTCCTGTACTAACAAATATTCAAATAGGCGATAAAGAAATATATAATTCTTTTGACAAACGAATTACTATGTTATTATATGAATATTATTTATTTAGTGTTTTAACGGATTATATTTATTTAACCAAAGATCCTAGTATGATAACCCGAATATTAGTAGATAATGATGCAGATAAATCTGATTTATACTCTGCTGATTTTTTAATAGAACAACAACTCAAATTTACTGAATCAGAACAAGAATTTATTGAAGGTGATGTTATGAAATTAAATCAAGAAGTTGCCAAATTAATTACTTCTTATTTAAGCATAATGATGCGCTCTAAGAAAACTATCAATTTATCTTATTATGACATTCAAGATAAAGTATTTAAATTAAAAGAAGCCGAGAAATATGATTTTACAGATAAACTAAGAGATATGACTGATGACCAAAGAGCAGTAGATACTATTTTAAAACATCATAAATTAGGACCATTATATAGTTTAGGTATGTCAAAAGGAATAAAAGAATACGATCCTGAACATTTTGAACATGATAAACAAATTGCTGAAAATGTATCCAAAATTCAAAATAAATTAAAGAAAAAAGGCGCATTAGGAGATGATGTAGATTTAGATATTGATGATGCTATAGAAGAAATGAATTTAGAAAAAGATATTGATGAAGACCTTGCAATGGATATGAATTCAACCGATGATTATGATGATGGCGATCCATGGGGTGATGAAACTGATAATGTTGGAGATTATTATTAAAAGGCGTTAAAAAATATATATTATAAAAAAGTAATAATTATAATATATATATGTTAAGAATATTTACAAAAAATAATATAACTTTAGTATCAATAGTTATATTTTTAGTTATTTTTAGTATAGTTCAAATGATAAAACCCAGTTTTTTATATAATAAAGATACTTCACTCCGAACTTTTGGCATAGGATATAAAAATAAAACAATATTGCCATTGTGGTTATTTTCTATAATTTTAGGTATATTAATTTATATGTTTCTATTATATTATTTAACATATTTTCATTAAACTACATATTGTGTAGAATTATTTAATTCTTTTTGTTTATTTAATTCCTCTTCTTTTTTTATATAATCATCGTGATCCAATTTTATTTGTTCCACACTTTTAATACAACCTCTTGTTGCTAAATTATAATATACAATTGACGATATTAAAATTGAGGTATATAAATACCAAAATGCTTCACCTATATTATCTTTTAATATTACTAAATCTAATAATTGCTGTTTTATCTCCATATTATCATACGAACCCGTTATCATTAATGGTTTTAATGTTTCCCACATTTGCAAAAAATTATTTGGATTCATTTGATTAATTAATATTGATTTATTTCCGCATATTTTAATTATTGCTTCAGCTGCTTTTGTTAGTTTATTCTTTTCTGTTTCATCATTTGTTGTTTCTATCATTTCATTCAAATCTGTTCCCAATAATATTGAACCAAATAGATCATTTGCTCCTCCAGCAACAACATAATATCCTATTACATTGGAAAATGCACTTTTAAAATTTGGAAAAATTATTAACACTGCTAACATCACACCAAAAATTAAAATCCAAGGTATAAACGTAAATAATGCCGCCGCACCAATATTTTTATCTAATGAACCACCACATTTAGACATTAAATAACCTACATTTAAACATAATTGACTTACTACAACTAGTCCAAAATAAAAGGCTAAACTTTTTATATTTCTATTATAAAAATCCGGACTCACACCTTCTTCTGTTAAATCTATAAGTTTTAACTGAGGTTTACCTATGCTTGGAAATACAAAATAAATAATTGTTACTATAATAAAAAATATTAATGACTGAAAAGATATATCCATATAGTTAATTAGTATTATTTTTTTTTGTTTTTTAAATGTATTTATTAATGAATTCAATAAAATCTAATAGTCCTATGTTAACTGAACCTGGAGTTAAATACTTTATTAACGAAACTCTTAAACAATGCCATCAATTTAAAGAAAACTATCAACATTTAATATTTAATATTGCATTAACATTTATGTTTTTTATTATTTTAGGAGGTTTCCTTTTGTACAAATACAAGGGAAAACTAAGCGAAGAAGAAATAGAAAAAAAAGAATTATTAAAAAAACAATATATATTATCTAAAATTAGAAATTTTCATGACTCCAAAATTAAATCCCAACAAGAATTAATTACTGGATTACCTCATTATGAAAATTAATTTTAAATTATTCATAAATTACTTTATACTAATATAAATATACAAATAAATATATAGATATATTTTATAATGACTGAAAAACAATCACTAATACCTATTGAAGCTATTAATGAATTTTATAAATTAAAAGAAAAATATGAAAGTGTATATTATGAAAAATATGTCAAACCTATTGTTACAAGTAACAAATCTAAAAGAGAAAAAAGAGTTGAATATTCTAAATTACCTAAACACGAATGTATTAATTGTAAAAGACACGTTAACACTATTTTTAAGGTTTCAACTAATCATAACGAATTACTCAAAACATTTCTTGTAAAATGTGGCGATTTTACAGAACCTTGCCCATTAGATATTCAAATTAATTATGCATTTAGAGATCAGATTGATACACTTATTAGAGATGGGTTACAGCAAATTGAAAGCATTAAACTACAAGTTATAAAAGAAAAAAATAATGCACTTTTTTTTAATCAAGATGTTGTTAGTATTTTTGACAAAATTACACAACAACTTAAAAGTGAAACGGAATTTACTGGTTTTATAATTGAAACTAATGTACTTAGAAATAATAATCCTGAAAAAAGTGATTTATTAAAAAAAACAATTGATGAATTCGGAAAAGGATTTATTATTCCTTTTAAACAAATGATTAAAGAATATATGGATACTAGCAATGAATTAATTTTAAATCAAGCCACTACTTTTTATATAAATGAAATGATACCCAAACTTAAAGAAATACAAGTTTTAAAATATAAAGTTAATATAGTTGAGTTTGATAATACATATAAATTAATTCAATTACCTAATTCTTTAGAAAGTAACGAATTTTTTGCTGGAGGGGAAGATAAAGTAATCAAATTTGTTAAGGGGGTTAGAAAAGACAAAAAGAAAACTAAAAAAGACAAAAAGAAAACTAAAAAAGAAGACAATCAACCTAATAAATTTAACAAAACTAAAAAAATGAAACGAGGTGAAATAATTTTAGAAGAAGATGATGCCGAAGGCACAGAAGTAGAAATTATACAAACAGAATTTGCAGATAAATCTAATTTAACAAATAAATATGCAACAAACCCTTTATTTAATCAATCTGGAGATAAAATAACAGAATGGACAAATAAAGAATATGATGATTTATGGAAAAAAATGCCTGAACAACTTAAAAATTTATTAATGGAAGACATTGAATGGTTACAAGATTTTATGAATAAATGCGTTAAATCTAGAAAGTCTGGCACTTCATGTAATTTATTTTTACCCAAGCAAACTTTATTTCCACCTCACATTTTAGCAGACGGAAAATATGATTTTGAATCAGATATTGTTAATACATTATTTAATGAGTTACCCAAATCACAACAAGATAGATTATTAAAATTATATTCTCTAAAAGATGGGGTTACTAATTATGATATGCTTAAAAATTCATTAATTACCATTTTGGAACAAAATATAAATAGTTTTAATAGAGGTAGATTTTAATTTAGATTTTTAATTTAGATTTTTAATTTAGATTTTTAATTTAGATTTTTAATTTAGAAGTAAATATAATTTATAAAATATTTATAAATTATATATGATAAGTAATTATATATCATTGCCTATATTTTTAATTAGTTTTGCTCTTGGATTATTTTGTGTTTATGTTATTGGACCAGAATTTAAAACTATATATGTTTATCCAACTCCCCAAAATTATATGAAAAATCAATATAAAGATGCTTCTGAACAATGTTTTCAATTTAAACCAGTTGAAACATCTTGCCCAATTAACCCATTTTCTGTTAGAACTATTCCTATTCAAAAGTAACAAATATAATAGTTATATTTTAATTTAAACACTATTTAGATTATATTATTAATGGAAAATATAAATTGGAGTGATACTATTGAATTTACATATCCTATAACTTCAGGACATGTAATAAAAGTATATGATGGAGATACCATTACAATTGCGTCTAAAATGCCTTATGAAAACTCTTCATTATTTAGATTCAGTGTGAGATTAAATGGAATAGATACACCAGAAATTAAAAGTAAAAATAAAAATGAAAAGGCACTTGCCATTTTAGCGCGCGATTCTCTTTCACAATTAATTATGCATAAAAAGGTTACTTTACAAAATGTTAAAAACGAAAAATATGGTAGAATTTTAGCGGATATTTATCTTGATGATTTACATATAAATAAATGGATGATTGAGAAACAATTTGCGGTTGAATATGATGGAAAAACTAAAAAAATATGGTGCGAATAAATAGATGATTTCCTTTTTGTTACTTTATTACAATTTTACATTATTATATTAAATAATGTAAAATCAATATTGATTGTCTTCTAAAATTTTATATAACATAATATAAATGTATTTGGATAAATTTGTTCATAGTCATACTGGTAAAATAATAATGTCAATATTATTAGGAATTGGATTAGCCACTTTTTTTAGAGCAGTATGTAAAGGCAAACATTGTAGAATTATATCAGCACCACCTATGGAAGAAATAGAAGATCAAATATATAAATTTGATAATAAATGTTATAAATTAGAAAAAAATACTATTACATGTGAAAAAAATAGAAATACAATTAAAATTGCGTAAATATAAAAATGTCCGAATCTTTAGATAATATAATATGGCTGAAATTAATACAACAAGTATAAATGATTTGCCTACAGACCCTTCTGCTGGGGGTTCTTTAGGAGGTAATATTAGTTTAGAAATATCGCAAAAACCCTCTCAATTAACTCTTGATCAAAGCACCATAAGTCAAATAGTTAATGGGTTACAACAAGCTAGTTTAGCAGGAGCCACAACTTTACCAAGTAGAGATATTCCTTTACATACTGAACAACTAACTAGTGATGTTCAAATACAACCAAATTATATTCCACAACCATTATCCAAAGATTATATTAATGATGACAATGATAATATTAATAATTATTATAATAGCGAAAAAAATTACAATTCATTAGATTCGCTTTACGATGAATTACAGGCGCCATTATTATTATCCGTTTTATATTTGTTATTTCAATTACCCTTTTTTAAAAAAAACTTATTTAAATACTTACCATTTTTTTGTCACTCAGATGGAAATTATAATTTTAATGGATTAATTTTTACATGCGCATTATTTGGATTTATTTATTATTTATTATCAAAAATAGTAAAAAAATTTAGCAAATTTTAAAATGTATATATTATATGTTAGAGTTAACAGAAAACCAATCAGATATTATAAAATCATTTGCCATTTTTTATCTTTTATTAATTACAAACTATATAGGAAATAGTTTATTTACTTGTATGCAAATTAGAACTATTACAAGCCATAAATCTATACAGTTATTTAGCGCTTTTTTATTATTTTTCTTCTCAGTAACTCTTGTATCTAATACAGGTAAATTAGAATTTACTCCTCCAATTGAAAAACTATTATACTCTATTATATATTTTATTGGATTTTTAATTGTTATGCGGTTAGATATGAGAATATCAGCATTAGTTCTATTATTTATTTTTATCATTTATTTTATTGAATTAAATAAAGATTTTTATTTAAATCTTGAGTGTAAAATTACTGATTCTAATGATAAAACAATATATAACGATAATAAATATTGGATAACATTAAATTATCCATATAAAATACGTTTATTTAAAGTCAAACAAGACGATTTCAAAATTATTAATAATATAGAATCATTCATTTATTACTTTATTGTTATATTGTTAGTTATTGGATTTATAGCATACAAAGGTGAAATTAGTGATACATTATCTAAATCTAATAAATTAACTTGGAGTACTATTATTTTAGATACTAGCATTTGTAACTTACAAGATAAAAAAAGTTTTTGGCATTATTTAAACATTGGGTTGGGCATAAAATTATAAATATATTAATTATTTAATATTTAATATATTAAAATACTTTTTAAAACATATTTTTAAAAAATGTTCCTTTGCGTTTTTTTGTTTTATTTGATTTAAATTTATTAGTTTTATTTGATTTAAATTTGTTAGTTTTATTCGATTTAAGTTTGTTAGTTTTATTTTTATTTAATTTGTTAGTATTTTCTTCATTGTCTTCATTGTCTAGTGGTCTATATCGTAAAAACCATTCTTCATATTCACTACTATTTTTTTTATCTTTTAATTCGTTATATTTTTCTGCCTTTTCAGCGCGCATTTCTTCAATTGTTTCTTGATGACCCATACAATTAATACTAAAGCGTTTAAGAAGTCCTTTTTGAGATAGTCTATTTTTTTCTTGAACATCAAATAAATATTTAGACATACATAAAATACGATCTTTATCATAATATGGTCTATTAGCATATAAAAATGCTAACCAAAAACTAAGCATAGTATCTATTGTTGCTATTTTAACATCATATCCACCATCTTTTACAATATTATAACTATGACAAGCCAATGGTTGATAAATAAATACAATAGTATCTTTACCTACTTTAATCTCATAATGTGGCGCAATTACCTCGCCAATTCCGGGTCTTTTAATAATTTTTACATTCTTAACATTTAAATCTGATAATCTTTCTTTAATTATTTGAGCAGTAAGCATTGGTTCTTCAGAAAGCACATCAAAGTCCGGTATTTTTTCCAATTTATGTTTTAAATTTTTTGGCATATATTGAGAATACATAGATAAAGCATAACCTCCAAAAAATACTACACCTTGGTCCATTAATGTGTGCTGAACATTTTCATAAATATTATTTGCATATTCTGAATCATCCATTTGACGTTGAAATTGAATAGTTGAGCATTGTTTTTCTGAAAGAGGATAATGTTTGTTTAATAATATTAATCTTTTTAACACTTTTTCCCAACGACTTATATCTCCTGCTGGTCTCGATAATTCTAAATACATATTCATCCGCAATAAGTTGGGAGGCGAATACAAGATGCCTGCTATTTTTATAGATTCCGTTTTAATCGCATTAAAAAGTTCTTTTGGTATAAATGTTATGTCTGCAACTGGAATAAAATTGACAAAAACTTTATATGTTCCATGATGTTGCCCAGATTTAGCTTCAACTTCTTGAAACCCACTTGATATATAAATATCAACCAATTCTTTAGAATCATTTAACGCATTTGAACTATAAAAATCATAATCTGGGATTTCAATATCTTTATTGTAAAATTGAGATTGTTTTGGCAAAATGTTATTAATTGCTGTTCCACCATAACAAATTAATTGTTTTTTTCTTAAAAATTGTTCAACTATTTCAATAATTTGTTTAATTTCGCCCGAATTTGCTGTTTTTCTTCCTTGTTTTGTTTCTGCTTTATCAATCGCCGCTCTTAATATTGCTAATTCACAATCATTAAATGTCATTTTTTTATCACATATATTTTTCATAATATAACTATATAAAATATAACTATATAAAATATATTAAATAAATGATTTGATTTTTAAATATTAAATTTATAGAAATCTGATTGAATAGTTCTTGTAGCATATGATAATTCTGGATTTTGAGGAGGAGGCAATGGAATAGTTACTGGAATATAACGCAGTTTTTCTGGTTTTAAAACAAACGCATATCCATTTTCATTAAAAAATATATCATTTTCTTCAATATTAGTGTCAATTTTTTGATATCTCATCCCTAAAAGTTGACAACCCATTTCTCTCATAACAAGAGAACTTGGATTATCTGGATTAGAACCTTTATCTGCCATTCCTATTGTCATATTTTGTTTATTAAAATCTATCAGTTCATTCATATCTGGAGTATACTTAATATCATAATAATGTAGTGCTCTCATAAATACAGAATTACTTGTTATATTAATAAATTTATAAAATTCAGGACATTCTAAAAATGATGCATCACTTCTATCAACAATAATAACAACTTTACCCATCAATTTTTTTAATTCTACATTTCCAAAATTCTTACCATAAAATTCTGAATCGTAATCTTTACTTAATAAAATAGAATCATAACTTTCTAAAAGTTTAGCAAAGTTTTTATACATATTTTGATTTGCGCTTTTAATACGAAGGTGTATAATAATTGGATCTAATGAGTTAGGCGAATTTCCAGTTGAAAAAGCATAATCACGAATTACATTCATTGCATCCACAAAATTAATATAATTAAAGGTTTCTTTAATATAATAACTATCACTTGTAGAAGTAGATATAACTGGGTTATTATTAATTGAATAAATTTCAAAATCAAGACCTCTTACTCCTTGTTTTAATAAATCTTTTAAAATACATAAATCTACATAATTATTTCTATAATTCCCTCCACTACAACAATTATATGCTGTCTTAATATAATAATCTTTAAATGTGTAATTAAATTGTTCTGAATTATCAATAGATCTTATTTTTCCATTTACACTACCATAAATAGAATCCATCAAAGAACAATTTTTACTTCTTAAACCACTATAATAAAAATATACAATAACTGCAATAAAAATAATAACAAGTGTAATTGTAGTAATTAAAACTATCGCAGTTGATTCTTTTAAATTTTTTATTGAGTTTATCGTGTTATTTATTACTTCTTTTGTTTTTTCTTCATAAATATTATTTGGATTTTCCATATTATATTATATTATGTATAAATAAAATATAAATATAATAATATTTATATTATAAATGCATTTTTCAAATTATTTTAAAGTTATACATGAACTTAAAACCTATTTTATTAATCGTGGGTGGAATGCATATGATGTTATTGATTTGTACCCTACTAAAAAATTTATTTCATTTATTGTACAATACAATAAATAATTTTATTATTATAAATAAAGAATTAAATATATTTTTATATTATAATATATGCCAGGAGGATTAATGCAACTTGTATCTCAAGGACAACAAAATATTGTTCTAAATGGAAACCCTACTAAAAGTTTTTTTAAATCGGTATTTCATCAATATACTAATTTCGGGCTTCAAAAATTTAGATTAGATTATGAAGGCTCAAAAACTTTACGACTTTCAGAAGAGTCTACATTTACATTTAAAGTTAAACGTTATGCTGATTTATTAATGGATTGTTATTTATCCATAGCATTACCTAATATTTGGAGTCCATTATTACCACCACAACAAATAACATTACAATCTACTTCTCAAGGTCTAGGAAATATTGAACAATGGGCGCCATATGAATTTAAATGGATTGACAATATTGGAGCCAAAATTATATCCAAAATAAGTATTACATGTGGAAATTATACATTACAAGAATATTCTGGAGATTATTTATTAGCATCTGTTCAACGTGATTATAATGCTATTAAACTTAATTTATTTAATAATATGATTGGACAGGTACCTGAATTAAATGATCCGGCTAACGCCAATTCTCGGGTTAACTCTTATCCAAATGCATATAATACTGGAGATTTTACAGGACCTGAACCATCTATTCGAGGGAGAATTTTATATATACCTTTAAACAATTGGTTTGGGTTAAAAACTCAAATGGCATTTCCATTAACATCATTGCAATACAATGAATTACATATAAATATTACATTGAAACCAATTAATCAACTTTTTGTAATTCGCGATGTATTTGACGCCACTAATAATTATCCATATGTTGCTCCTAATTTTAATTTATGGTATATGCAATTTTATCGGTTTTTACAACCACCACCAGATGTATCTATTGATATTAATTCTTATTCTGATCAAAGAACATTATGGAATGCTGATATTCATTTAAATTGTACTTATAGTTTTTTATCAAACGAAGAACAAAAATTATTTGCGTTGCAAGAGCAAACATATTTAATAAAACAAGTACACGAAAAAAAATTTCCTAATGTTACAGGACCAAATAAGATTGATTTAGATTCCATCGGTATGATTTCTAATTGGCTTTTCTATTTTCAACGTAGTGACGCTAATTTAAGAAATGAATGGTCTAATTATACTAATTGGCCATATAATTATTTACCAGTAAATGTTATACAAGCACCTACTTTAGGAACTTATACAATTTATAGAAATATTAATTCGGTATTAACCCCCGTTGATATAGGCCCCGGAGTTAATCCTGATGGAAAATTAACTGGAATTCTTATTAATCAAACATATAATCCTCAAAATGATAAAGATATATTAATTGCTATGGGAATTTTGTTAGATGGATCATATAGAGAAAATATACAACCTGCAGGAGTATTTAATTATATTGAAAAATATACTAGAACTACCGGTAGCGCTCCTTCAGGATTATATTGTTATAATTTTAGCATTCATTCAAATAATTCTGATCTACAACCATCAGGAGCAATAAATATGAGCAGATTTAATCAAATTGAACTCGAATTTACTACAATCATTCCTCCATTAGACCCATTAGCTCAAACTTTAACTATTTGCGATCCAGAAACCGGAACTATTATTGGCATTAATAAACCTACTTGGCGAATTTATGATTATAACTTTGATTTATATTTATTTGAAGAAAGACTAAATGTTGTTAACTTTATTGGTGGAAATGTGGGATTAATGTATGCCACATAACATTTATTTATTTATTTATTTATTTATTTGATGCTGGAGGAGTTGTTTCATAAAATAAACCTGTTGCTGAGATTGTCATTGGATATTTTACTTCATATGGCGAAGAATTAATTCCTGTTATATCATTTGAATATTTATCTAATGTATCTCTTTTTTTATTATATAATTCTAAACCTTTATTAAAAGAGTCTTCCCATAAATCTACACCTTCATAAGGTCTTTTTATTTGCGATTTTTTTGAACCTGGATAGGCACTCATTTGAGTATTAGTATAATACCCTAAGGGATGTATTCTAGTACAACCTTTACAATCTACATCAGAAGTACATTGTTCTCTTGTTATTAAACATTGAGAGTTTGGACCACAAAAATTTTTACAACTAATCGGGTCATTTATTGGCAAATTTACATTATGACTATATAACGGCGAATTTATATCTTTATAATTAATTAATGCATTTTTTGGATACCCTATGGGATGTTTTCTATTATCAAAATTTTCTATTTTACCATATTTTATTAATACAAATACAAATACAAATACTAATATCAATAAAAATAAACATAATAAGACATAAATTATTGTATATTTAAAATTAAATTTCATATATACAATTTAGATTTTATTTTTTACACAGCTATAAAATAGGTTTTTAAATACATTTCTTCGATATTTTTTGCTCCAATATAGGTACAAGTGCTTCGTAACCCTCCCAACACATTTTGAATTGTATTTTCTATTGGACCTTTATATGGAATTTTTACAACAGCGCCTTCAGAAGACCTATAACTTTCCATTTTACCAAAATATTTTTCCATAGCATGTTTTGAACTCATACCATAATACATTTTAAAAGGTTTTCCATTTTCTTCAATTATTTCACCTATATTTTCATCATGTCCTGAAAATATTCCTCCTGCCATAACAAAATCAGCGCCTCCACCAAATGCCTTTGCCATATCACCTGGATATTTTATTCCTCCATCCGATATTACATATGATGTATAACCTACATCTTTTAATGATTTACACATTTCAGAACACTCGTTTACTGCTTTTAATTGAGGTCTTCCTACACCAGTTTGTAATCTTGTTAAACAAGCACTTCCTGAACCTATACCAACTTTAACTACATCTACACCTGCTTTTACAACTAAAATATATACCATTTCTGATGTTATTACATTACCCGCTACAATTATTTTATCCGGGTATAAATTTCTAATTTTTATACAAAAATCAACAAAACAATCCATATAACCATTTGCTACATCAATGCAAATCCATTTACAATTTGTGTACGATACTATTTCTTTTAAATTTTGAAAATTTTCTTCTGTAATTCCGGTTGTTACCATAAAATATTCTGGATCTAATTTAATACCCGAATTTACAGCATTCATATAATCTTGAATTGTATAAAATTTATTTAAAGCGGTTAACATTTTATATTTTCTTAAAACATTATATACATTAAAAGTTCCTGTTGTATCCATATTAGACGCAATAATAGGAATTCCTGTCCAATATTTTTCGTTATTGCCATTTTCATTTACATTTACAAATTTTATTGTTCTTTCTAAATTTACATTACTTCTAGATGATAAACTACTTGGTTGTGGTAAAATAAGAACATCGTTAAAATCTAATTCTCTTTCTTCTTTTAAAGGAATATCTTCTATATCTTCCATTTAAATTATTTATAAATTCTATTTATATTATTTATCTTATTTATCTTATTTATCTTATTTATCTTATTTATCTTATTTATATAAATTACCAGAATTTAATATATATTTATTATAACTATAATGTCACAAACTGAAAATACAAACGCTATTGATGAAAAAAAAAAAGAAGAAACTGGTAATTCAACTACTCCTGATTTTAAAGGTTTTATTAAAAATTATATATCTAGTATTGTTTTTACTATAGGAATATCCGTTTTTATTATTGGAGGACTTGGATTATATACTACCAAGATTGCTCAATCTAATATTTTACCTGATAATATTGAATTAGCGCCTTATACTATTAAGGATCGCGTAGTTAAAGATATTGAAATTAATATAAACATTATGAAACCTTTATTTTTTTCTAAAAATGACAACATATCATTACAAAAAACTACATTTAATTCCCAAGAATATTTAGATAGTTTTAATGAGAATTTGTTATGTTATTTAAAAAAATCTGCCGACCCAAATTCTGGATTATTAGCAAACCCGTCATTATTTTTTTCAATTGTTTATGATAATTTAGTTGCTAAAAATTTTCTCGCTATTAATACCATTTTTTATTACTTAAGTCATCTTCCAGAATCTGTTATTATGTTGCTTTATGGCAGTTTTGGAATATTTATATGGACTGCATTGTATTTTTTTAATGTTTGTATCAGTATTTTTTACCATATTATAAATATACCACAATTATTTAGAGATATAGATGATAAAACTAACAAATGGGAATCAGTTGAACAAATCACTTTCTTACGTTTTATGAAATTTTTATTATTTTTCTTTATTTGGTTACCTATTGGAATATTATCGGTATTTACTACACCAGCATTTTTCACTATTTACGGATTAATTGCTCCACTATTTGCTAAATATAAAATTAAAAATACAAATAATAATGTTGATTATAACGTTTTTAACTTTTTACAAAACACATTTGTATATAAAAAGTTTTTCTTATTTATTTTGATTACATTAAGTTTATTTTCAAATGGGATTAAATATTTGGGGACTAATTCTATTATTGGTATTATAGTTGCGGTTATTTTTGCATATTTTATGAAATTATATACAAATCCTCAACCGGATGGTGATGGATTTATATCAGTTAAACACATAAATGAAATTATACAAGCAAATGTTTCATTTTCTAATAAAAATTTAGTAGAAATTTGTAAAAGTATACCAATTAATGATAACAAATTAGATACAATTAGAACCCAAGGCACATTTAGAATACCAAAAAAGGATAACCATGAAACGCCAACATTAAAAGGAGGTAACAAAGTAAAAAATATCAAATTGGTTAATAATTTAAAAAAATATGATATTAGATGGACTTAAACATAAATATTATTTATAATTTAAATATTATTTATAATTTAAATTATGACACAACAAAATACAAATTCTCTTCCTCCTTTTGTTAGTTTATGTACTCCAACATTTAATAGAAGACCTTTTATTCCATTTATGATTAAATGTTTTGAACATCAAACATATCCTAAAGATAGAATTGAGTGGATTATTATTGATGATGGAACTGACCCTATTGAAGAACTTGTAAAACATATTCCACAAGTTAAATACTTTTATTACGACGAAAAAATGCTTCTGGGTAAAAAAAGAAATTTAATGCATACAAAGTGTTCTGGAGATATTATTATTTATATGGATGATGATGATTATTATCCACCTGAACGTATATCGCATGCGGTTGACACATTACAACAAAACCCTACATATTTAATTGCGGGTTCATCTGAAATGCATATTTATTTTAATTCTACAAATAAGGTATATCAATGTGGACCTTATAAACAATACCATTCTACTGCTGCTACATTTGCTTTTAAAAAAGAATTACTTTTTCAAACTAAATATGATGATGAAATTGCGTTGGCAGAAGAACACAAATTTACCAAAGGATATACTATTCCATTAATTCAATTAAACTCGTTAAAGTCTATACTAGTTTTTTCACATAAACATAATTCTTTAAATAAAGAAAAATTATTGGAAAATCCACAACAAACTAAAACAGGTCTATCGCCTTATATAGTTGATGATTTTGTAAAAGAACCTATTTTAAAACAATTTTATATGCATGATATGAATACACTTTTAGAAAAATACGACCTTGGCAAACCTGAACACAAACCTAAATTATTAGAACAAATTGTTAAAATGGAAGAAAAAAGAGCCAAACAATTAGAAAATCACAATAACATATTACAGCAAAACTTATTTCAAAATCCGGTTAATAGTTGTATTACAACTCTTCGGAATGAATATGAAAAAAAATTATCAGATAAAAATATTTTAATAAATGAACTTCTTAAAAAAATTAAACAACTAACACAAGAACTTTATGAATTTAAGTCTAACGCATAAAATATTTATTTATAAACAATTTAAAGATATGTTTTATATAAATATAATGACTTACCATGATTTTGACAATGAATTTGTTAATGATATAACAACAAAAAAAAATACTACCCCAGCATTTCAAAAATTAAATAATAACTATGAAAAGTATACTATTCCATTTAATAACATTTGGGTTGATGGCAAATTTTATAAGCGTATTACTATTAAAAATTATGGTTCAGGATGTCAAGGAAGTCGTATTATAAATGCAGTAACAGGAACTAAATATAATATTAAGGTTGGTAGTTCTGAAGAAAATATATTTTTTAAAGTTACAGATGCAACCGCGTTTAATGGCAGAAATGAACCTTTAATGCTTTATTATGATTCTCCAGAACAATATGAAAATCATTATTTTACAAATGTATCTCCAGATGTCAAACAACAATGGATGCAACGTTCATTATTATTTCAACCCAAAATTAAATCATAACTTTTCACTTTTATTTAAATATTATGTTAGGAAATATTTAAATACTTATTCATTATGCTATGAAACAAAATATATTTAATAATAAATAACCACGTATTATTTATTATTTTTACAATTCATCTATTTCATCTTTTTCATCTTTTTCATCTGTTTCGCTTGTATTTTCTTTTGTATATTTTTCTAAATATCTATATATTCTATTTATATCTAATTTTGATATATCCACGTTTTCAAATAAAGCAAAAATTTCACTATCATTATTATATTTACTTTTTAAAAGTAAAAAAAATGCAAACATATCATTCTTATCCATTAACAATTCTTGACACAAATTTTGAATAAAAACTGAATTATTATATTCAGTTGAATATTTTGTTAGTACCTTTGTAAATCTTACCTCTACTGGATTAAATTTTTGTTTTTTTTTTGATACAAACGTATCATGATATAATTTATTATTTTTAAATGTTTTTATCATAGAACTCATTTCATTAAATTGCCATATTTGCTTTTGAAATGTTATTCTATCTATATAATCTGCAAAACACATATTATCTAATATTTTTAAATAAAAGGGGATTGATTCTTCTTTTGATGTTTTTTCTAAAACATCTATAATATTCTCATGCCATAATAATCCTACTATAGTTCTATCTGTTTCATTCATTATTGTTAAATGTTCTTCTATTGGATAATTATTATTTATTAATTTTTTTGTTATTTTTCTTGTGTCATCATTATATGATTTTTGTAAAAATATATTTTTTATACTATTGTTATTTAATATTTTATCATTATTTTTTGATAATTCATAAATCGTCTTTAATTTTCTTAAATCATTTTGAATATAATTAATTATATTTGTTTTTATTTCTTCATCCTTTAATGAAATAAAAGATGGGATCAGTTTTTTTAAAATTAATAATATTTGTTGTTTATTTGGAGATTTTAATTCTATTACATGACATACCTTCATTAACTCTTTTATCTTTTTATCAATATGATAATTACCTATACAAATTATTGGATTTAATGTTGTTTCTTCCAATTTTTGTTTTTTTGTTTTTTTAGGTCTTATTATTTTTATTAACGAATTTATTCCTCCTTTATCCCCATTATTCATACCATCTATTTCATCCATTATAATTGCTATACGTTTTACTTTTTTTTCAAACATACTCATAATATTTCTATCTGCCATATTATGTTTTGTTATTGTATCAATTATTGATTTATTTCTTACATCACCCGCATCATATTTTATTACATCATAATTAATTTCTTTAAGAATATTTACTATAAATGTTGTTTTACCTGAACCAGGGTCACCATAAATATATAATCCACGTTTTGTTGTTAAATTATTTTTATTTTCTTCAAAATCTTTTAATATCATTTTTATTTTGTTTGCTTCTTCATCACGATTTAATAAATTGTTCATATTTAAGTTGTCCATCTTATATATCTAATTATATTCTTTTTATGTTGGTTTTTATTCAATCCTTGTTCTTCAAATAAATTTATTATTAATTTTCTACATTTTAATGATTTATTATCTATTGTATAAGATTCTAAAAAGTTTATATAATTACCATAAATACATTCTTTATAATAATATTTTTTCATATTTAACCATCTTTTATAATTTTCAACTAACAACAGATTAAACACAAATTCATTATCTTGTCTTACCATTGTTCTTATATATTGTTCAATGTATCTTTTATTTATATAATTTCTTAACAGGTAATGTTCTTTAATATAATTTTTTTTTGTTAAAAATATTGTCACTGATTTTGGAATATACGAATAAATTACATCTATTAATTCATCTGACAATTTATCTACATTTTCTAAAAAAAAATTATAATCATTTGTAAATTTCATATAAATATATACTTTATAAATTTTAATATATTTATACTTATATCATTTTATGAAGAAGTATCACACGGATTTTTTACTCCTGATGTAATGCCATCCCATGTTACTTTACAAGATGTTGCCCAACGATATTTAGAACAATTACCATTATCTCCTGTAAAAGGGGCTTGATTAAAATTCATTGCATTTGCATTTGCATCATTTGGTATATTACATCTTCCTAAACTATTTGAATTAACGCACGCTTCTCCATTTCCAGACATATCAATCCAATAATCCGGACATTCACCAACTATTGGAGGCCAATTTTCCTCCCTTCTTGATTTAGATAACGTTACACCTATTACTACTAGTATTATTATTAATAATACTATAGCTATTATCAATACTATTTTTTGAAAATGCATTTTCTATATAACATAAATATATATATTTTTTTTATGGTTGTATTATAATATGAATAATTATACAAGTTCTAATGGACGAATTGATATTATTAATAAAACGCAGGGACCTGATATAAGTAATTTATTTGCTATTTATGATAAAATACCAGCAAATCAATGCGCTACATTTAGGGAACCTACCTTAGGGCAATGGGATGAAACATCATTATCTAAAGCATATTTTTCAAAAGAAAATATACAAATTATACAAAATGGAATTAGATTAGGGGTTTATCAAAAATCTAATAACCAATACATTGTCGCCCCTCAAGATTGCGATTCACTTAAAATTATTATGAGAAGCGTTTTTTTACAACACGCTACGAATCAACTACAAAATATATCTGGACAAATTTTTCAACTTAATAAAATTGTTTTAGATTATTGCATTTTTCATGTTTATTCTGAAGCTCAAAGTTATATAAAATATTTACATGATGTTAGCACATTGGCTGTACCATTATCTAATCCTATTATTGAATCTCAAAAAGATAAAAATAATTATTTAATGCCTAAGTGGTTTTAAATCTTTTCTTTTACAGAATAAATATAAAATTGAAATAACAATATATTATATAAAAAGCATAAAATGGATCAAATTATACCAACTAATACAATAACAGATACTATCGCAACTATGTATGAATATAAAAATATACCAAACAAATGTAAATTAGTAACAATTGATACTAAAAAAATAAATAATAGTTGGAAAAAAACAAAAGATTATATCGGAAATTTTGACACCATAAAGTATTATAGCGCCAAACAAAAATTTTTAAACTCCAAAAGAGATATAATAGAATTACAAGTTTCTGTTCCACCATATATATACTTAGATAGCAATTGCAATATAGATTTTTGTAATGGACGCAATCGGTTCGCAAATTTAAGAAATGCTGGCGTTAAAGAACTGCCATTTGTAATTGAAACTAAAGATTATAAAAAGTTTATATTAAGCAAAAAATAATTTAACATTTATTTTAAAGTAAATGTTAAAAGGTCTACAACGTTTATAAAAATATTTATTATAAAAAATATTTTTTATATATTATACTTGTGATTTTACACTTGTGGTTTTACACTTGTGATTTTACACTTGCGATTTTACACTTGCGATTTTACACCTTTTTTCTTAGGTTGAATAATTATTTCTTCTTCTTCTTCTTCTTCTAATTCTTCTACTACTACTACCTCTTTTGGAGACTTCTTAATCTTTTTTACGACTTTTGCAATTGATTTTTTATTTGAAACTTTAACTTCACCTATTTGCGATTGCTTTCTTTCCTTTTGATATTCTTTATACTCATTCTCAAGAATTTCTAATTCTGATAACCACATTTTTTCAATTGTAGTTAATTTAATACGTTCTAATTCATTTTCTTTTTCTTTATGCTCTTTTAACATTTTTTCTACATTTTCCTCTGACACTGAATCCATTGGCATTTTTACTAAATATTTAAACTCTGTATCATCTTCAATCATATAATATTTTTTTTCCACAAGCAGATCAATTATTTCTTGTTTCTTCTTTTTTCTTAAATCAATTGTTTCCTCCAATATTTCCGTAATATATTTTACCTTATTTGATAATATAATTATTTCTTTTTCAAGAGTATCAATTATATATTCCTTTCTATCCTCGTAATATTCAAAACGAATTTCATAATAATCGTCAATTATTTCCTCTACGCTTTCATATTTTTTTAATTTATCTTCAGAATTAAATAAGTTCATATTTGTAGTTGAACTTGTGGAATATAACTTCAATAGTTTTTCTACTCCATTACAACCATATTCGCCCTTTCCAGATTCTAATTCTTCCAGTTTTCCCTTACTAAATGTAATTACAAATTCTATAGTTGTATCAGTATAATTTTCAAATACATCTTTTACAATAGAAGTTATTTTCTTTCCTTCCTTATCTTTATCATTTTGAAGATCGTTTAGCAATTCTTTAAAATCTTCAGTCCAATAACCAATTGGCAATTCAGTTACTTTTATTTTATCTGTATCCATTTTTTCATAATTGCCCTTAAACACAAATTTAGTATCACAAATTTTTTCTATTTTACCCGTAAAACCCTCATAATAAGGAAAGAAGTCAATTTTATCATCTGCATTATTTTGTAATTTATTTTTTAAATAGGCAATAATATCTTTCGGGTTATAACATATAATTTCCGTGCTAAACCCGGTTCCTATACCCTTTGAACCATTTACTAAAACCATTGGAATAATTGGAACATAAAATTGGGGTTCTACTGGAGTACCATCATCATTTAAATACTTTAAAATTTTGTCATCTTGCTCTGGAAAGATACATCTAGCAATTCTTTCAAGTCTTGTAAATATATATCTTGGACTAGAAGCATCTTGACCTCCCTTAATTCTTGAACCAAATTGTCCTGATGGAAACAGCAAATTAATATTATTTGATCCTACAAAGTTTTGTGCCATTCCTACAATTGCCTTATTTAAACTTTCTTCACCATGATGATATAATGAATTTTCAGATACATAACCCGAAAATTGAGCTACCTTAATTTCACTAGTTAAACGCTTTTTAAATGTACAAAACAATATCTTTCTTAAACTAATTTTTAAACCATCAATTAAATTAGGAATGCTACGTTCACAATCATATTTTGAGAAGTGAATTAATTCCTTATTAATAAACTCTTCATAAGGAATCATTTGTTTACTTGTATTTGCAAAACTATTTCTATCATAAACATTTTCTAACCAATTTTTTCTATCATCTGCCCGTTTTTTATTAAATACCATATCAATCGCATCATCGCTTACAGCGCCAGTATGTTCAAACCCTACAAATTTCTTCTCTTCAAAATACTCTCTAAATTCTGTTTTTGTTGAAGTACCAAGACCCTTGTAATATTTTATTGTCCACCCTTTTGTCCCTTCAGGAACATTGTTCTTCCAATGCTCATATTCGCCTTCATTATAAAACTTTAATGTTTGTTGACCTTTTTTTGCCTTTAAAATTGGAGTATTCATAAATCCAATTAAACCTGAAATATGCGTTAAACTTGACCATTCATTTTGAAATAAATTAATACATAATCCTTTTATATGACTACCATCTAAATCCTGATCCGTCATAAATACTACTTTACTATATCTTAAGTGTTTATTCACATCTTCAATTGTTTTATATTCCTTTCCAGTTTCTAAACCAAGAATTTTTTTAATTTCAGAAATTTCTTTATTTTCTGACACTTTTTTAATTGCTTCTCCTCTTACATTCATTACTTTACCTTTCAACGGATAAACACCAATTGTATTTCTATCTTCTGATGATAACCCTGAAATTACTCCTGTTTTTGCTGAATCTCCCTCACAAAAGATAATCATACATTCTTTTGAACGTTCAGTGCCTGCCCAGTTAGCGTCATCCAATTTAGGAATTCCACGAATTGATTTACTTTTTGTTCCATCTGTTTTTTTTGCCGCTTTATTATCTTTTACTTCAGTGATTGCACAGGCCGCATCCATTACTCCCATCTTTGCTACCTTTTCAATAAATTTGTCACTTACATCACATTTTGAACCAAATTTTGCCATTGGAGTATTCATAAAATCTTTTGTTTGACTATCAAATGCAGGATTTTCAATATCACACCTCAAAAACAAAATTAATTGCTCTTTAATTGATGTTGGATTTACCTTCACTTTTTTCTTTTTTTCTATAAATTCTGACAATTTTCTTGTTATTTGATTAAGAATATATTCCACATGTTTTCCTCCTTTTGATGTATAAATACCATTCACAAATGATACTTGAGTAAATTCATTTGTTGGAGTTAATGCTACAGCATATTCCCAACGAGGATTTGCTTCTTCATAAACTCTTGGGGAAACTAATTTTTCTCCAATATACAAATTAATATACTGCTCAAAATTTTTAGTAGGAATAATAACAGAATTATACTTAACCTTAATTGTTTTATCAGTTACCGCTGAAATATCATACACTCGTTTTTTTAATAAATAAATCATATCTGAAGTTAAACCATTTAACCCTAATTTTTTATAATCCGGAATAAATGTAATTTTTGTATATGGTTTAGTTTTTGATGCCTTTGTAATTTTTGGAGGACAAATAGTGTCTAAATTATTTTTAAATTCTTGTGTATATTTAAGACCACGAATATGATCTACAGTTTCAATAGAACCATATGTCGACCAAATCAAGACAAGTTTAAACCCAAAACCATTTTTACCACCTACAATTTTTTTTTCTTCTTTGTTATAATTTGTTGAAGTTCTTAAATGACCAAATATTAATTCAGGAACCCAAGTATTGTATTCTGGATGTTGAACTACATCAATTCCATTACCATCATTTATCATAATAATAGTACCATCTTCTTGAATTGCAATATCTATATAAGTAACTGGCAATGAATTTTCTACATTTGTATCAATTTTACTTTGCATTCTAACTACATGATCTCTACAATTTACAATTCCTTCATCAAATAACTTAAATAATCCTGGAACATAATTAATGTTTTTTTCGATAATTTTATCATTTGTTTCATTCATAATCCACATATTAGAATCAATCGTTTCAATTGAACCTATGTATGTATCCGGATTATCTAAAATATGTTGCTTATCAGTCTTTTGTTGGACATCAAAGTATAATTGTTCAGTTGTATTGTTATTAATAGCGCTCATTGTTAATATACTTTAAACTTGTATATTTAAATTGTTTCAATTTTATTTATTGTTTACATTTATAAAAATGTACTCTTTTTGGAACTTTTGGAACACAGGAGATATATTTTATTTAAAAGGTTATGAAATATTCCTAATCAATTATGGTAACACTTTTGAAAATATATTTTTGGCACTTTTTCATTGTATCCTAATAAATGATACAATTGGATACTACATTTAGTTCCAAAAATGTTTAAAAATGTTATGGTAACACATTTTTTCAACAGAAAAATAAATTTAAGAGCAGTTTCATCACATTTCCAAAATTCACTTTTCATTTTGGAAACTTTATTCAGGTTTTCTATTTTAGACATTTTAAAAATGTCCATTTTCAAAAACCCAATCGACTTTTTAAAATTTTGAAATTTCTTGAATAGTGGTTGGTTCCTTTTGATACAAATGTCCCTTTTTGGAACTTTTGGAACACAGGAGATATATTTTATTTAAAATGTTATGAAATATTCCTAATCAATTATGGTAACACTTTTGAAATTATATTTTTGGCATTTTTTGTTTGTATCCTAATAAATGATACATTTGGATACTACATTTAGTTCCAAAAATGTTTAAAAATGTTATGGTAACACATTTTTTCAACAGAAAAATAAATTTAAGAGCAGTTTCATCACATTTCCAAAATTCACTTTTCATTTTGGAAACTTTA